TCCCTTTACCTAATCGCTGGAAATGAAGAAGCCCACATCAAGCGAGTCATTGAATCTTTTAAGCCCATCGCAGAAGAAATTATTGTTTGTATGGCTAGGGGGTCAGCTACGCCAGACAAGACAGAAGAGATCGCTCTTTCGCTTGGGGCTAAAGTCATTCATTACAAGAATAAGAAAACTGACTGGCCTCACATAGACGATTTTGCTTCTGCTAGAAACACAGCCCTAGATGCTTGTAAGAACGAGTGGTCTATTTGGGTGGATGCTGACGATATTATGGCCGAGGGCGGGGAAAAGGTTTTAGAAGAGGGATTGGAGCAAGCAGAAAAAGTGGGGGCTGAAATTGTTTGTTTCCGTTATCTGGTTGAGAACGCCGGATTGAATCCTATTCGAGAGATGGCCTTGCGTAAGGGGTGCGGTAGGTGGAGGAATCGAGTTCACGAAGCCCTTGAGCCAAACGACAGAAATAAGCTATTGGCGATTGATAAGATATTTAGGATTCACCGCCCAATTACAAGCAAGGCAGATTCGGCAGATAGAAACCATCGAATCCTAGCAGACGAGCTAACCTCTACCCCATTCAATCTTTATTATCAGCACCAAGAGTTTTTCTTGAGGGGGCAAGTGGATAAGGCGATTGAGGTGGGGGAAAGAGCGTTGGCATTCCCAGACCTAGACGAGACTCTCAAATATGAGCTTCTGTGTAACCTTGGGAGATGCTCACTCGGTGATAAACGATTTAGATATTTAGGGGAGGCGATTGCGATCAATCCTATTCGGAGAGAGGCTTATTTTTATTTGATGGCCGAATACTCCGCAAGAGGCGATTGGCCGAAGGCTTGGCACTCGGGAAGGGCTTGTATGGCGATGCCAAGACCACCTTTGCACTATTGGAATCAAGTTCACGCAATCTACGATTGGCAAGCCCTCGATGGATACAGAGTGGCTTCTCTTTGTTACAATCAAAAAGAAGAGGTTGCCAAGTTGACCAATATGTATCCCAAGCCAAAGATTAGTATTATTCACGCTACAAGGGGTAGGCCAGACTTGGCATTCCAAAGGAAAATTCAATGGCTTGCCTTGGCTAAAGAGCCACTGGCAGTTGAATGGCTATTTATGGTAGATCACGATGAACAAGTGAATTACACTCCCCACGATGCAAAAAGAGTTAATCCCGGTGGAATTATCAATGCTTGGAACGAGGGGGCAAAGATGGCAAAAAGCGAGGTTATTGTGCAAATGAGCGATGATTGGAGTCCTCCGAGGCACTGGGATGCCCTAATTTTGAGCAGAATCGACAACCTAGAGGCCGAAAGGGTGCTGGCAGTATCAGATGGCCTCCGAACCGACAAACTGCTTTGTATGGCTATCCTAACGCAAAAGAGGCTACGGAAGCAGGGGGGGTATATGTTTCACCCAAGCTATCAAGATTCGGACGGCATATACTCCGACAACGAGTTCACAGAAAGAGCCTATGCCGATGATTGCGTAATTGAGGCTAGGGACTTGGTCTTTAGGCACGAGAATCCTATGTTTGCAGGGGGCAACCCAGACGAGCAGTTAAAGAATCACAACAAGCCAGAGTTTTATGAAAAGGGGAAAGCCATATATGAAAAACGCAAAAGCCAAAACTGGCAATCGTAAATCTGGAATCATTCGCTTTGGCAAGGCTCGGCCAGTTCCAAAGATGGTTGAGGTGGATGTGAGCTATGATGATAGAGCCGAGAAAGATTTATACAAAGCTGGGATGATTGCGTTGAAGCACGACAAAGAGGCAGTAATTGCCTATGTGATTCGCAAGGCTTTAGAAGAGAAATTGAAATGCAAGAAGTAACGATTAACGATTCGTTTGGGAAAGCCCTTGCAAAATATAGTGAGGGGCTTGATGTTGGCCTAGAGATCGGTGGAGGAACTGGGGATGGCTCAACTCAATGCATTAGGACAAAAAGGCTATTCAGCATTGAGAACCACCCAGACCGAATTGGTAGGCATTCAATGAACCTATCTGCAAGAGGCGGCGTTTCGGTTAAGGGAACTGCAACCCTTCCGAAGCTCTGGATGAATCAACTAGATGTAGCAGAGTTTTACGGAACAAATAAAACAAATCTCAATCAATATCCCCTAGATCAAGTTCTTGGGTGGTATCACGAATGTATTGAATCTGCCGAACCATATAGCACCAATTCAATCGAGGACATTCACTTTGAGCATAAGGTGGATTTTAACTTTGTGTTGATTGATGGCTCGCCTTTTTCTGGTGAGGCCGAACTTCGTTGCGTTAGACCATTCCTAGCGGAGAAAGCAATCATCGCCTTGGATGATGTGAACGACATTAAGAACTTGGCGAACTATAACAAGCTCAAGGGATTTTCTGAACTGCTCTGGGAGGATTGGTCTGTCCGTAATGGTGCGGCCATATTCCAATTATGTTGACCATCTTTACCATCGTCCTCAATGGGATGCCTTTTATCGAGAGGCATCTTGCAGAGTTTCAAAAGCTCAAGATTCCTTGGAGATGGAGGATTGTCGAGGGGGTAAGTGAGCCAGTTGGATGCACCCGGTGGTGTAAGCAAGTACCCGACAAATGGCACAAGGATTTTAAGAGCATAGATGGAACGCACGAATATCTTAATAGTATCCAAGGCGGGAATGTTGTTGTTTATTCGCAGGGCAAGCCCTTTAACGGAAAGCTAGAGATGATTCAGCAAGCCCTATTTGGCGTGGATGATGGGGTCGTTATGGAAGTGGACGCTGACGAGATGTGGCGAGCAGAACAGATCGAGGAGATTTACGAATGCTTAAAGGGAGCAGAGGATGGGGCAACGATGCAATTCCATTGTAATTTCTTTGTTGGAGAAAATAAGCGAGTAGTTACTAGAGAGGGTTATGGCTCGAACTGGTATGAATGGATGAGGGCTTGGAAGTGGGGAAAGAATGTGTGCTTCACAAGCCACGAGCCACCCCGCCTAAGCATCCAGTCTCGCCTAGTTCCAAGGGGAGTGACTGAAACTTGGGGGCTGGTATTCAATCACTATGCCTATGCCATCGAAAAACAAGTTGAGTTTAAGGAGGATTTTTATGGCTACAAGGGATTGGTGGATGGATGGAAGGAATTGCAAAAGACTATCGGCCCAGTTCGATTGAGCGAATACTTCCCTCACCTACACGACAAGAGCGTAGCCGATGACTGCTAAAACAATCAAATACTCCCAGAGGCTAGGAGACATCATTCGTTGCCTACCAGCTTGCAAATATCTGGCCGACCAAGGCCACGAGGTATTCTTTGATTGCCTACCCCAATATCACGGCATCTTCGAGATGGTTTCCTATGTGAAGGTTGGCAATAAGGGCGATGTTATAGACCTTGAGATTTGGCCTAACAAATACCAACAATATCGTTTCTCAAATAAGACTTGGACAGAGTTTGTCTATGCTCACCCAGACATTAACAAGGCAGACCCAAAGGATATTCTGTTCGACAAGTTAGACGATGCCCCAGCCAAAGGATTCCCAGAAACCTATAATATGGTTGCCCCCTTCGGGATAAGCCAAGGGCATAAGAGAGACCCCCTGCAAATCATAGTTGAGGCAAGGAAGAAGTGCGGTGGGGATAATTTCTTTGTCCTATGCCAAGAGGGTACGGAGATTAAGGGATTGCAAACCTACACAGCCCCAAGCATCCTAGAATTGGCTAGGGCAATAAGAGGGGCTAATGAGTTTTGGTCAATAGATAGTGGGCAAATGGCAATAGCGGCTGGGGTTAGGAAAGAAAGTAAGGTTGTGTATTTCCCGCAAACAATCGAGCCATTTGATAAGGACAATATCTTTATCTGGGACAGCGTAGAGATAAATTGACATAAGGGGTGGGTTTATGGCGGGGACAATCGATACCACCTATTTCTCAACCGATCTTACAAATATGATCGGAGACCTATATACAGTTGTCACCGGGCTTGGTTCTTCTGCTGTATCTGCCTCTATTACCGACTTAACGATTGCACAAGAGCTAGATGTGGGTGGAGAGATTTTCAGGGTCACGCAAAGTATGGTTGTGCCATCATCGGCTATTTCCTCGCCAGTAACTATCGGGGCTTATATAACAGTAGGAACGACAGAGAGGATGATTGCTGGCTTTCAACAAAGTGCTGATGGAGTTAGCTACACTATTGATATAGCTGACCCAACGACCTAATGATCTCAATCGAGCGTCAGATTGAGAATGGGCTGGCAACAGCCCTAGCGGGTATTTCTGGCGTTAATATCTACAAGAGCGATACCGAAGGCCAACGATTGCTCCCAAACCTAGTAATTCAAGCCTCTATTGGGTCAGAGGAAATTATCCCCTATTCTGGGGTATTTCGTTGCCCAGCCACAATTACTTATGCGACAAGGGCAGACACAACCACAAGATCAACTTTCGATGCTAAGTTTCAAGAGATTCTGCAAGTGATGTATCAAAGCCCCAATCTGGCTAGTGTTCTAACCACGGCCACGCTCAAGGTATTCTTGGCTAATGTAGCCTCTGAATCCCCAGATATTAAGTCGGAGAACCGCACTTGGTCTAAAAGCCTATCCCTAGACATTTCCTGCACAAGTATATGATTAGCCCCCAATTTAAGATAGAGGATGCCTTGGCGAGCCTATTAACGCCAATTTCGGGGCTTAATGTGTTTATAGCGAATAGGAAGGGATTAAGATTATTTCCCTACGCAACCATTAAAGCCTCTATTGGTAGTCAGCAAATCATACCCTACTCTGGCGTGTTTGAGATTAGCGTAGAACTTAACTATTCAGATTCAGCCACACGGACTACTCAAGCCATTTTTGATGACAATTATTATAGCATCTTTTCGACTCTATATAGCAACAACAACACATTGAAGGAAAAAGTCCAAGATAAAGTAACTGATTTGAAGATATTTATGGGCAGAATCACAAGCCAAGCCCCAACAATACGAGCCGATAAAAGGGCTTGGCAAAGGGGTTTAACATTATCATTTATAGTAACCCCAGACCCAACGGCTGACGGAACGAGGAATTATGACTTCTCGGATTTCTTAAACAGCTTCTATCTTGGCACGATTTAACAAGGAGATTGAGTTATGGCACTTTCCATTTTAGACGGCAACCAGTCAGCAACCACGCTTTCGACCATTGTAACGAGTGGCCAGCATATTCCCGCTCATACAGTTGTTAGCCTTGGTACGCAAGCAATTACAGATATGAGGGGTGCGGTAAGTGGAAGTGTTGTTTCAGTCTCCTCCCTCCCCGCCATCTCTGGCACTGTGACGGCAAATTTAGATTCAACTTCATTTATAAATGCAGTAATCGCAAACAACACTAATGGTGATCTGCTTGCTGTTGAAATTGGTGGTGTTAGTTCACTCTTAACTTTCCCCATCTCTGGCACAGTCACGATTGGCTCTGCCCTCCCCGCTGGCACAAACCGTATCGGCGTGGTTACGATTGGAGGGGGGACGGTCACCATCGGAGCAGGAACGGCACAGATTGGAAGCGTCACGGCTAGTCTAGCATATTCGCAGACAGCGACCACAATATCATCCACAGCAGTCACAGCTATCCCAGTAGTGTTCCCAACTAGCGGAGCCTATGGCGGGTCATTACAAGGATACAATGGAGCTAACACATATATTTATTCTGGAATCCAAGCCATCGGAAACACTTCACTAGCCAGTGCAACAAGCCTTCCAGTATCACTAGGCACACTTCCCGCATTAGTTTCGGGCACAGCCCAAATCGGCTCAGTCACTGCAAGCATAAGCGGAACAGTGCCCGTTAGCGGCGCATTCTGGCAAACTACGCAACCAGTCTCGCTTTCCTCTACCACTGTCACTGTTAGTTCGTTGCCAGCTCTGGCGGCTGGAACGGCTCAAATTGGTTCAGTCACTGCGTCAATTTCTAACAGCGTAGTAACATT